AGACACCTGTCACATCAGTCAGGCCATTCGCACCTTCGGAGTTCTTACAGGAAATGGCATTGGTGTACCCCAACTCAAGCAGGCGGGAATAGACACCGGCACCTTCGCCAATGGTATCAATGAAAGCCATTGTGCCTTTCCTCTTGAGAACAGGAACAGTCATGCCAGCAACGTGCATGTGGTCTGCCCTGCCACCTGATTGATGAGCTTCAATGTTCTTGACATAGTATCCGAACCTATGGAGAACGACACTTACATCTCTACCCATTCCAGCCACATCGACACCAAGACGTTCATCAGCCGGTGGACAGCTGTTGGTCTCATTCATTATCTGCCAACGTTGGTTAGCAAGTTCAACCCATTCATAGGGTATAAGAACATCTTCAGCGACCTTCGGAAACATTCCAAGAACCTTTACCCTGAACAGGTCATTTGGCCTGTAAATACGTTCTTCCCAATGAAAATCACCTTCACCTTCATTGAAATCACCCTGTAGTATAGGGGTGCACCATTCAGCAACTTTATCCTTGATCCAATTGTAATCGACCTGTCCGGGAATTACCATCTTCTTTCTGACAACATTCTCTGCATTCAGGGAGTTCAACCTGAACTTGTGGAATCGGGAAGCTTTCATGGCCTTGGCAGCATAGCCGGTGGTTACATTTGGATTGAAGACAATCAGCAGGCGGGAATTGCCTTGCAGGTTTCCTTCGATGGCATTGTACACCGTCTCCGAGATCCCTGAAGCTTCTGTAACTACGAACATAGTATTGACAGCATGGAAGCCTGACCATGACTCTGTATTATCATCGGAAGCTTTAAAACCGGTAAGAAACCATTCTTCGTAATTTGTTCGGATATCTCCTGCAACTTGTCTGCCAGGTAACACCTTGGCATTTCTGAGTAGTCTCCTGACTTCAGGAACCATGATGTTCATAACCTGACGGCCTGTTGGTGCTGTCATGGCAACCTTGGTATTTTCGACCAATTCACCAGAAATTGGATTGAACTTTGGTGTTAGGTAGAAAAAACAAAGGGCAGCGCAAGCAGCGACAAAGTCTTTACCCCTTGCCGTTCCGCTTGCAACTGCCGTCATTGCATTGTACTGTACTGATGTGATTATTGCCTTCTGTTCTGCATCAAGTCGAGCATGAAGTACGTCACGGACAAACAGGTTCCAATCCGCTTGCCATGCCTTGAATATGATTATCTGACGCTTGTCTGCCATACTTGCTTTCAATGATGCTAATGCAATCCTTCTTGATCTGTTCACAGTCAATGCCTACACTTTCATAGAATAGGCTATGACCGCACAGGCATTCGTATGTGATTGATATTTTTCTTCTTTCTTCTGTAGTGAATCCGAGTCTGAATGTCTTGACAATAGCAAGGGCCTCTTTGATCATACCGGCTTCCCAATATGCAACGGCCTTGCTAGTCTTGGTTTCCATCAATCAGCCGATGCTGCTTTCATCATCTCAAGGAAAGGATTGATGGAGACATCAGCTTGAATGCTTTCGATGTAACCCCTGGCTTTGCCCTGTGTCTTCAGGTAAAAGAAAATCGATGCTTCCTTACCATCCATGATGTTCTGCTGTAGCTTGGTTTCAGCAAAGTCAATCTGCCCCTCCTTTTCGTTGTCAATGGCTTCCTTGAACTTGGCTATTCCATTATACCAATTGTAATATGAAGTCCTTCCCACTTTACACTTGTCGCAAGTGGCAGAGACGTTCCCTGCACACTTTTTGTAAGCTAAAAGGAAGTCCTTCTGCTGTTTGGTCATTCTTTTTTTAACTGCTTCATTCATAGCTTCCTTTTTTAATGTTCAACTTGTTCATAGGCGAGGGAACGATTTCTCAGAACAAGGTAGGGGTGCTGTCCACCTTCCTTGTTGGTGCAAAGTCCTGAAATTCAGCACAATCGACATCATGCCTTGATATTCCATCAACTCCGTCAACTGCCAATGCTTGTTCTTCCATATCTTCTTCGCCCTGTAATTTGTTTGCATTGTTTATCAACACACTTTCTTCATAGAAATACTTCAAGCCCCTTCCCATTGATTTACCCTTCCTTGTGTGCATGTCAAATGCGTAGTCAGGTATCTCCAAGTACTCCGTTTTCTGCATCTCCCAATAGACTGTGATTGCATGGTCCATGTATCTTGACTTCCTGCTTCTGACAAGAGCGATGACTGCTTGAGTGAAAGGCAACTTCTGCGGGTGGGATTTCTCCTGCTTCTCAGCCAACATGTCAAAGGCTTGCTTGAGGGCCATGATCTGAACAATCATGCTTGGTTCTCCGAGTCCACAATCCTCACTTGCCATGATGACCATACGCTTCCAGGCATACTTGGCATAATTGCTTTCATACAACTCCGCTGCCCAATACATTGCATACTTTTCGTCACAACGTCTGATTGATTTTTGAAAGGCCGATGCCACTTGGAAAAAATCATAACCCTTCTTTGTCTTTACTTCATAATCTGCCATAATGCTGTTCGTTTTTTGATTTATTAAATATAATCATAAAGAATAGGTTTCGAAAACATTAACTCTTTTATTATCAGATATTTATGTAAATATATCAACTCAATAAGGTATCTTGAGAGTCCTTTGATATTCGTGCTTCCTTGTGGCAAGTTTGGTGTCTTCCTTCAGGGCAATAGCATCACCGAACATTTGCTTCAGAAAGAGGGTGTCTGCCCTCTCCTGGTCTTTCGTTCTCAGGTTGGCACAACCACCGGTGTTTCCAAAAGTCTTCTGAGCAAGTGCTGTGAATCTTTGGTCATTCCAGCTGTATCGATGCACATAGGCATTGTAAGCCGAAATCCAATAGTCATCAGTCACAACTGCCTTTTCATGGAAGTATAGCTTGGAGCCTTCGAGCATCCCAAGGTCTCCATTAAGTATCCCTGTCAAGTGGATAGGGTGCATTTCATCGTAGGAAAGGGGGTTGGTTTCCTTGGATAGTCCGAAAAGGAAAGCTCCTGCAAGCTTGGCACAGTTACCAACGTACTGAATGATGTCGTATGCTTCGTCGGGATCCATCTTGGCTTTTTCTCCTGCCTGAACGTAATTTCTTGAGATGGCTGTGATGTCATCGTCTATCATGAAGACATTAGGAAACTTTTCATGAATGAACTGACGTTTCAAGGTCAGGCCCTTCAAACTGTCAGGGTGGGACAGAATTTCAATACCAGCATTGTGTTCAGCGTACAGGGCAACTTCAGCTTCCGGAACACACAGAATTACATTGCTGACGTTTTTCTTTGTGATTACCCTGTCGGCTCTACCCATTGAAGGGATTACTATTTTTATATCTACTGCCATGACTATTCTTGGAAATGGTCTCTAAACTGATCAACGTCAATGATAATAGCCTTGCCTGTTCGAGAGTTTTTGTAGGACTGGGCCTTGGTTATTCCGAGGACTGTTTCAAGGTAGGCGGTGTCGATGGAGTTTTTGGAAACAATGATTACAGCATCATACTTTTCCGAGAACTTGGGAACAAGAGGATAGGCACAATTCGTGTTGTCATACTGCTTGATCTGCTTTTCGTAGTCGGTAACAAAAGCCTTGAGTTCATCCTCCCTAAAGCCGATGTCCTTCAGGAACTCCTTTTCAAAGTAAAGGGCAAGCATGGCTTGGTCGATGGCAGCTACATTCTTACTCAAGCGAAGGTTCAATTCCTTTTCCTTTTCGAGTGGAAGATTGACTTCGGTGCAGGGAACTTCGGTGTAACCCATCTCCTTGGCTATCCGTACCCTTTGATGACCGGTCACAATTACATCGATGCGGTCTTCATGGATATTGACCACAATCGGATCCACGAAGCCAAACCGTTTTATTGAAGTGCGAATGTCTTCGTCTTCCTTTGGGGAAGCTTTCTTGGGATTGTACCCTGACTCCTTGAGTGAATAGATGTCCTTATAGACAATTTTTAATTGTTCCTTTTTTGCCATAGCTTATTTAGTTTGCTGACGTTTTTGAAAATCTTGTGATAGATAGGCCTGTCTCCTGTGACGTTCATCAAGGAATACATGAGCATCTTGATACTCCTGACAGCCGTAAAGAAATAGAGGAACAGGGCCAACATGGAAGCGGTGAACAGCACTCCATGACCGAAAATCAAGGTGGCTATAAAGCAGACAAGCAGAACTTCAAAGACTAGATTGTTGAAAGTAGAGAAGGTCTTTTTCAGGTTTTGGACAAACAGCTCAAACACACCATCGGGTATTGCTTGCTTGATCATGCTTAGGATTTCTTTCTTGTCAACGATAATCTTGTCAGCATTGTCATAAATGTAAGGACCGGCTATTGACTGATACAATTCAACCTTGTCTCCTTCATGAACAAGCAAGTGTCTTTTAGTGAAAATATCAACCTGACTGCCCCTGCAAATAAGGTATTCAAAACCCCATAGTTTTTTGTTGGCGGCAATCGCCCTTGAAATGTACTTGTCCATAGTGATAACAACAAACTCATCATCATAGTCAATGACAATGACTGTATTCTTGACCTCGTATCTTCCATTTTTCTTAGGAATCAATTCTCCAGGCTCAACCATTTCAAGGATCCCATCAGGGCCGACATTAGCACATAGGTAGGAATTTGATGTTCTACCAATATTGCCGACAACGTGCATGTTCAGCTTGTTGAGGAAAATCGTAACATGATTGTACACCTGATGATTGTTCTTCATACCTGTGAAACGGACGAACACTTCCTTTGTCAAGTTGTCATTCTTACTGATGTGCTCGAAAGGTTTGTTGTAAGCGACATTGGTTACAATGCCATTGGCAGGTGAAGCCATCCCTCCCCTGTAATTCTTTCCTGATGCAGCCAGGCTCCCATAGTAGAAAACAATGTCATCGAACCAATTGTTCAGGAACAATGTCAAAAAGATGGCAACCAATGCAAGCGTTATGTCGTAAAGGA